TACCCTGATGCTGCTCAGATGATACGCCCTAGCAAAGCGGATAACATGGCTTACCAGATTGACGAATCCAAATGGATATTCATTATCGACTGCCCCCGCTCCCAAATGGAATATCTACAGTATACAGTGTTGGAACAGATGAAGGATACGATGATTGGGAGTGGCAAGTATGAATCCACTCTCAAGATACTACGGAAGGTACCATGGGTACTAGTGTTCTGTAATGAAAACCCTGATATGACTAAACTTAGTGTGGACAGATACATCATCAAAGATATACTGGGTTCCGCGTGAGCGGGACACAAATCCCTGAGTTCGAACCAGACGGCATTGGGGACTGTCCCGTGGCGCTTGTCGGGGGCGCACCCCTGCGTCGAACTAAGCATCCGTGTGACGAAAGTAAGCGGTGGTGTCCATCTGCGCGTTGACGATTTCCCAGTTAGGCTGATTGGTCTTGCCATTGTCAAAGTCGTCACACCACCAGAGCAACCACATAGGAGATGTGGAGTATGTGTTATTGGTAGTGTCACCGTCGGCGTTAAACCTAAGCTGACGATTGATCTTGATGTACTTTTTAATGAACCAGTCTGTACCCCAGGGGTTGGCGCTAGAAGCGTTAGAGCCGCCTGGGGGCGTAGTGATGATCTTGCGCATGTGACTGAGAACCGCAAGCTTGTCGGTGTTGAGCGGTTGGCAATGCGTTGTAGTAGGAAGCATGTTCCAGATACCATCTGTACCAGGGAACGCCATGGCGCGTTCGCCGTTGTTGAGGTTAGAGCGGAAGAACCCTGTCATGAGGTGACTAGGGTCGTCTAAGTCCGCGTTTTCCGACACACACTTGTCCTTGGGCACGACTAGGGCGAGGTTGAGCCCGATCTTGCCACCATTGCGACTTGCTTCTGTAACGTTAGTTCTAGAAGAGAACCTGATGCATAGCTTTATACCGCGGAAGTTGATGACGTTCCGCGACCTAGTGTTGCGTTCGTAAGCGAACGTTGCCTGCATAGGGATCGTGTCAACACGCTGTCCGTAGAGTATACGCGCCTTGAGCTTGCTTTCGGTGTTGAGCTGGTTATGCTGCTTACAGTTGCTAGAGCCGACACGCTCGCCGAACTGCCGGCGGGCGCGCACTTTACTGGCGCGCCGACTTTTTGAACGCCTAGAGTAAGCCGACCTTGCCTTACGCGTGACCGTTCGCGCGGTCCTGCCATACACTTTACGATTATTGTACACGTGAGCAGCAGCGCGAGCATAAGGGCTAGTGCGACCAGCACGCCCGGCATACCTGACCATTCGTCCATACGCTGGCATATTTTTTAAATAATGACAGTTAACCGTTGGGGTGCGGTTTCCCGCCCAAACTAAAAATTCAAACCCTCTACGTTGGGGTGTGGTATCCACCCTACAGGGGGTAGGGTGGTGGGATTCGGGTGGCCGCAATTATTACCGGCCACTTATTTCCCATCCCGAAATGCCCCACGCAGTGGCCCCCGGAGGGCCCGCCGGGAGGCAGTCGTCCCGTTGGTGCTTTACGTGGAACAACCCTGATGGCAATGCAGAGGATCTCCTTGGAGCTATCGAGTGTCGATACCTCGTCTTCGGACGAGAGTCAGGGGAGTCAGGAACTCCGCACCTCCAAGGATTCGTGGTCTTCCGAGGAGCATACCGATTCAATCGAGTCCGCGAGCTCCTTCCCGGATGTCACTTGGAATCAACTAGAGGAACTTCGAAACAAGCTGCCGATTACTGCAAAAAGGATAACGACTTTGTTGAACGCGGCGAACCACCTTTCAACCAAGGGAAGCGCACCGATCTTGACGAGTTTGTCGAATGGTGCAAAGAGCAGACTACCGTCCCCACCCGGGGCGAGCTCTGTCGTGCCTTCCCGAATATCATGCTCAAATACCCAAGAAGCGCGCTCGATGTCGCCGCTGCGCACGTGCCTGCCATTGCCTTCACCGGCCGCCCCCGCGAGGGGTGGCAATCCGAACTAGAGGAGATGATAGAGGAGGAATCACCCGACGACCGCTCCGTGCACTTCTACGTGGATAGCCAGGGTAACTCAGGTAAGAGCTGGATGTGCAAGTACCTGTGTGGTAAATACCCTGATGCTGCTCAGATGATACGCCCTAGCA